CTGTTCAGCATCGTGTGAATCGTGGCATGGGTGGCAGTAATAGGCGCGATAACCCTGCAAACCTCATCCTGCTGTGCTGGTTCGTCAACTTCGAAATGGAAGCATCGAGCCGCGCAGCCAAAAGCGCACGCCTAGCAGGGTGGAAGTGTGATCGTGGGGCTGTTCCCGAGCTGACACCGGTTTACCATTACCCGACAAACTCTTGGTATTTGCTAGATAACGGCTGGAAGCGTAGAGTTATTCCTCGCTAGATGTTCTGAGAGGATTGTTTTGCTGTTTGATTGTGACCGTTGTGGTCGAACCTGTTTGTCTGAATCCGCTTATGAGAAGGCTTTGCTTCGTGGAAAAACTCCGTTATGCCGTGACTGCCAAGCTGGGCGTTTGTTTCGCGTTCAGTATGCGGATGACTATTGCGTTCCTAACCAGGGGCCGTTCAATCTAGACGATTACCCTGTAAACGAGTTGGGCGAACGCCTGTATCTTGACGAGGCTACTTGTGGGCATCGTGACTGTGTTAGATCGTCACACCACACTGTTCGGGCGAATGTGGTGTTTGTGATTCCGTCGCACATTCGTGGCACAAAACCAATCAAGCAGCAAGAGGGCAGGCCACGCAAAACGCCGAAGCGTAAGAATCGCAAAGGAATGGATTTTTCGCTTATTATGGCGTTAGCTGAGGTTCAGGATTTCAATCACCGAACCAAAGTGGGTGTAAAATAAAAGTGTGGGCAGGCCGCCGAAACGACCTACCCACTAAACCAACAACACGACTGTTGGCAGTATTCAGTTTACTGCCTTCACTTATCGAAAGGCAATAAATTGTCACTTGTAAAACCACAAAAGAGCGGCACTTCAGAAATCCCTCACGAGTGGATTCTCGACGAACGACTCAGCGCGTTCGAACTTGGCATCCTAGTCAAAGCAACCGTGTTCAACAACGTTCAAGCGTTGTCAGCCGACTTCTACCTCACACACCAAACCCGATTCAACAACCCTCAAACCGTGCTAGAAGCCGCTTTGATTCAGTTGGAGCGTTACGGCTACCTTGAGCCTGGACAGTTCTAATGGCTGTCGAAGTAATGACTGCGGTTTGGAATCACTCCAAAGCTTCACCAGCAGCCAAACTTGTTCTGCTCGCAATCGCTGATCACCAGGGCGAACGTGGTGCGTGGCCGTCAGAGGCAACTCTTGCACGCGTTACCGGTATGAGCGAACGTTCGGTTCGTCGCAAAATTGTTGAGCTTGTTGAGTTGGGTGAATTGAGCGTTGAAGTGAACGCTGCTCCTGCACCTGGTCGATACAAATCAAACCTGTATTGGGTGCTTGTCGGTAGGGTGGACAATTTGGGTGAGGGTGGACAAATTGGGTCGCAAGGGTGGACAGATTCGGCATTAAGGGTGGACACTGTTGACCAACAAACCGTTATAGAACCATTAAGAACCGTTATTAGCAAAAAAGACAAGTTCGCTAAAAATTGGACTCTGAGTTCTGACGATCGTTTGAAGCTTGAACAGCAATACCCTAATGCCGATTTGGATTTTGAAATCGAAGCGATGATTGACTATTTGGTTGCCAATGGTAAAGAAAACGAAGTCAAAGATATGGCTGCTCGTTTTAGGACTTGGATGCGTAACGCTGACAAGTTCAACAAGGGTTCGTATTCAAAGCGTGTCATGGATGAGTGGTTCGTCAAACCCGAGAACAGGATTCAGCGATGAGCATTGAGCAGGCACTTGTTGGTGCTGTCCTTTTGGGTGGGGCGAGAACGTTCGACGATGTTGAGTTGGCGGCTGGTGACTTCCATGAGCCGATGAACGAGAAGATTTGGCTCGAGTTCCAGAAGCGTGCGATGGCGAACGAACCCATTGATTTGATTTCGATGGGTGACAAGTTCCCGACCGATTACCTGGCTAAATGCACTAGCCAGTGTCCGACTGCTTCGACGGCTGTTTTTTACGCTTCAAAGGTTCGTGAAGCGGCGTTGAAACGTCGTTTGCAGCAGACCGGCACGATGCTTGTTGAAGAAGCGGTTTCGGACTTGTCGGCTGATCAGGTTCTTGAGTCGGCGTATCGTCAGCTTGACTTGTTGCAATTGACCACGGTTACTGATGAGGTTGAGTATTTGCCGGCCGTGTTGAGAACGTATCGTGCGAGTCTTGACGAGGTGCAAATCAATGCTTCGTCGGGTGTTGGCAAACTTGATCAGTTGCTCAATGGGTTCCGTAAAGGTGGCTTGTATGTGATTGGTGCGCGACCTGGTGTTGGTAAGACTGTTGTTGGTTTGCAGTTGGCGTTTGGGTTGGCGCGTAATGCGACTGTGTTGCCGTCGGGTGAAACGTCGGGTGCGGTCGCGTTCTATTCGCTCGAGATGAGCCGCCGCGAATTGATGAACCGATTGGTTTCGCAGGTGTTGTCTATCCCGATGGATTCGTTGGATCGTGGGCTGATTGGTGTGGTTGAGAAGAACCGTATTGATGCGCGTGCGAGTGAGCTGCATAACTTGCTAACAATCAATGACCGTGGCAACCAGTCGCTGGCCTCGATTCGTAACTTTGCTCGCTCTATCAAACGCCAGGGTGTTCCGCTCAAAGCGTTGGTTATTGATTATTTGGGTTTGATTGCTGACGTGCAACTGGGTCGCAACCGTTATGAGGCGATGACTATGGTGACCGGTGCGCTGAAGGCGTTGGCTAAAGATTTGGATTTGCCGATTATTGTTTTGGCGCAGTTGAACCGAAACGTTGAAGGCTCTAAAGAGTCGATGCCTAAGATGAGCGACTTGCGCGACTCGGGTTCCATTGAGCAGGATGCTGACGTTGTTATTTTGTTGCACCGAGCAAAAGAAGAACCTACTGTGATGATGATGAACGTGGCTAAGAATCGTCACGGTCAGACTGACGTTTTGCAGTTCAAGTTTGAGGGCCACTATTCGAGGATTGGAAACTGATGTTAAAGATTGGATCGTTGTTTAGCGGTTATGGCGGTTTGGATTTGGCTGTTTCGGCTGTGACTGGTGGCGAGGTTGTTTGGCATTGCGAATGGGATGACGCACCATCAAAAGTGTTGGAAGGCAACTTCCCTGGTGTGCCTAATTATCGTGATGTTACCCAAGTTGATTTTTCGGCTATTGAAAAAGTTGACATTCTTACTGGTGGGTTTCCCTGCCAAGATTTATCACTTGCTGGCAAAAGGGCTGGCTTAAAGGAAGGAACTAGAAGTGGACTATGGTCAGAATTTGCAAGAGCAATTGACACAATCGAACCAAGCCTTGTCGTCATCGAAAACGTCAGAGGATTACTTTCAGCGTCAGCGCATAGCGACCTGGAACCCTGCGAATGGTGTATGGGTGACGGATCAGGTCAGCCTACTTTGCGCGCACTCGGAGCTGTTCTTGGAAGTTTGGCCCAGCTCGGGCGAAATGGTTACAATGCCCGATGGGTCGGTGTTCGCGCTGCAGATGCCGGTGCGCCACACAACCGTTTCCGCGTCTTCATTGTTGCCTATCCCCGACGAATCGAAGCTTAGGACACCATCGGTCACTGATTCTACTGGTGGGGCTATTAGTGAGGATCAGGCTCGTGAGCGTGGTCGCATGGTGAAGACTGCTGATCAGGTGGCACAGTTGGCTGCTGAAAATGGTTTAAAAGTGTCGCCAGCCATTGCTGAAAGCTTGTTGCCTACACCTAACACCATGGAACACCGCGAAATCAAAACCCCTGAACAAATCGCGGAAATGAAAGCGAAGTCACCTGGTGGTTACCGTAATTTGCGTGAAGTGATCATCAATGAAGTTGGGGGGGGGTCTGACTTGTTGCCAACACCAACAGTGTTTCACCTGACCATGCATGACGAGCCGATTGAAAACTTTTTGGAACGCGAACAACGAAGCAGCACCGGACAGATTGGTAAAAGTTTGGGTGTGGCATTAAGGATGGAAATTGATTCTGTTTCCGACACCGACAACGAGGGATTATAAAGATGGATCAGCGACAAGAATTAGGGATGGAATTGTTCAAGACGACACCCTTGCCCGAGCAATCTTTGAATACATCAGGGGGGGGTATTTGATGCCTACGCCGAAAGCTTTGGATGGTGAAAAGGGTAATTTGAAAACTTCTCAGAAACGCCTTGATGCTGGTAACCAGGTTGATTTGCCTAATGTTGCCATTGATTTGGCTGGGGGGGGGTCTTACTCCCAACCACTACCGCCAGCGACTGGAAAGGCGCAAACAACAGCGGATCAGGAAGCGCAAGCAACCGCGGTATCGCCACCGTTGCTACCAACCACCAGACGGAGTATGGGTAACGCTTCACAACCCGAAGTTGAAGCTGGTGACCCTAAGAAAAGAATTGAGAACACTGTGCTACTTGGTGAATTGAACTGGGGCAAGTTTGAACCAGCCATTCGACGCTGGGAACAAGTGTTGGGCCGCCCAGCACCAGCACCAACGAAACCTGATGGTAAAGACGGCGCACACCGTCTAAGCAGCCTGTTCACCGAATGGATGATGGGTTTGCCAGAGGGTTGGATTACTGGTCATGGTTTGTCGCGTAACGAGGAACTGAAAATGGCTGGTAATGGTGTTGTGCCTCAACAGGCTGAGTTGGCGTTGCGTATCCTGCTCGACGGTATTTCGTTTGAACCTGTTGGGGGGGGGGCAAGTGATGTTTCCGACACCAACCGTGTCTGATACGTTCACCGATAACCTTGCCAGCACGCAACAGAAACCAGGTTCAATGCACTCGGTCACGTTGCCGCAGGCTGTGCGTATGGTTGCCGATGCAGAATAAACAAACTAGCCTTAATGAGTGTTTACTTATGCTGAATGTCCGCGATGTGGTTTCCGATGGGAGATCGCTGGCAAACGCAATAAGCAAATTAGGTGCGACAGCTGCAAAGCAACTCGAGTGGAGCGTATAAAGTATGGGTCTGAAGAATGTTTGGCGTGGGGTGGTGAATACGATTGTGACGATAACCCTGTTCTTGATGGGGTTCTTTACCTTCCTGGTTATCGTTTGTGCGCTCACCGTGATTGCGTGCGTGTCGACCATATTGTTCGAAGTGTCGCAGGGTTGGAATAAACTGAAACAACTATTTGAGAGGAGCCACAATGGCTGAAGTAAAGTTCAAGGGAATCGTCGAGCGTGTTCTAGGCACTAAGGGTGTCAAGGTTGCAGAACGTCACAGCAAGAAAGATGAGAACGGTGAATGGCAGACCGTTGGCCGCACGTTCTTCACCGTTTGGGTTGGCGAGCAATCGCTACCAGCTGAAGGTGATTTGATCACTGTTATTGGCACACAGAAAACTGTTGCTGAAGAATACCAGGGAACAACTCGTTACAACCTGCACGTTTCCGCTTCGACAATCATTGTTGAGAAGTCGTTCGGGCCGTCAACCGTGAAGGCTGCACCGGTCGAGGATGCGCCGTTCTAATGATTCAGTTTGTGGTTGCTTTGGTGGTGGCGTTTATCATTTTCGCGCTCGCCGCCGAAGCGACCTCACTTTGGCTCATTATCGTCGGCTCAATTATTGCGGTGTTGTTTGTTATCGCCGCTATGGTGCTTGGTTACGGTTGGGCGCAAAAACAGTTTCAGGATGATGTCGAGCTTTAGTTTCGCTGTTCTCGGTGAACCTATCGGGCAAGGCTCGATGAAGCACATTGGTAACGGTCGCATGATTGCCAGCAATGACAAAAAGTTGCAACCATGGCGCACCGCAATCGTCGATGCAGTTCACCAAAGGTTTCTAGCCATTGAGGATGTGCCACACTTCGACCAGGCACTCAAGCTCGAGGTTGTTTTTTGCGTTGAGCGACCTAAGACGGTGAAACGCGAGTTTCCGACAACGCCTTATGACCTGGACAAATTGGTTCGTGCTGTCGGTGATGCGTTGACGATTTCGGGTGTGATCAGCGACGATGCGATTATTACCGATATTTTGGCCTCGAAACGTTACGGTGATGGCTGTCCTTTTGGTGCGCACGTTGTCTTGAGCGTTATCTAACTGTTATAAAACTCTGTTTGCTAATTTAGGCACAAATCCCTCGTTTTTTGTTAGATTGGTTTTGTTGCCACATCGGCAGCTTCATAGATAGGGATGAAATGAAAACACTTCTAGCGTTTATCGGCGGCTATTTTGCGCTGAACCTGCTTATGGCTGCGTTTGCGGCTGTCACTGATCCATTCGCCTGGCTACTCGGGCCACTTCTACTCGTCGGCATTGTTGTCGGTTTGGCTAAAGCATTGTTTGCATGGGTTAACCGTGGCTAAACGCAGTATTGGAACCAGGTCGTTGCGTTCGTTTGTGTGGCATCGTGTCACAGCTCGTTTGTGGGTTCGTGCCGTGTTGCGTGAGGAGCGTGCGAAGGCGCGTTATCACCGAGCGTATGAACACCGTTACGGCATCCAGGCTGATTGGGAGAACGTAAAGTGAAGAAGACTTCGGGCGAGTTGATCCGTGAAGCATTGGAGAACGAACGCACTGCATTGGCTGCCGATGAGAGAAAAAGAATTGTTCGGTTGCTTGAGGCGTTGAAGCGCGGTTATTATTTGACCGGTGACGTGAAGGCTTACCAAACAGTAAATGAAACGATTGCAACGATTGAGAGGAACAGTTAGATGCAAGAATCACAGGCCGTCGAGTTACGGTATGCAAAAAAAGAGGGTTTCGTTGAGGGTGTTGCTGCGGAACGCGCACGCCTGATCGGTTACCTGGTTGAGAAGGGCATTATTCGCCGTGATGCGTTCAACGTTTGGGTTCGTGAAACGATGGGTGACGAGGTGACGGATTTGGTTGAGCTTGAACCCTCTACGTTGCCGAAGCGTGCTGATGCGAAGATTTTTATTCACCCGACTGAGATTGGTGCGATGATGGTTCGCAACAACAAACAGCATGACGAACAGGTTAAGGCGCGACTTTTTAAGTTGCGTGAACAGGCTCCAGCAGGCTCCGAGGTTTCGCTGGCTATTACGAAATGGATTAGTGAAATTGTCTGAACGCATTGATGTGGATTTCGTTGTTGATATGTTGCGCAACGACAAGCTCGTTTGGTCTGGTGACTTTGAAGCGATCCGGTTGCCGTTGGCTGACTTGATTGTTTCGATGGCTTCGGCGTTGAACGCTGCTAACGAAATGGTTGCTTCGATTGGTTCGCCGTATGTGGTTGAGCATGTTGAAGAACTGTCGGGTTGCAAATGTGGCGGCAACTGCAAAAGGAGTGGCAAATGAGTCTGCTCAAAGATTTACAGTTACCGGCACGCAAACTGGCCTGCGCTGTTCGCACCGTTGCCGAGAGCCTGGACAAAGAAGACTCAGCGATTCTGATTGCGGCAGTCATGGACTCTAACTGGCCGTATTCAACCCTGGAGCGTGCTTTGTTCGACAAAGGCATTACCCTTAGTCAAGGAACAATAAAACGCCACCGAACAAAGGGTTGCTCTTGCTGGAAAATCTGAAAGTCGCTCCACGCCTCGACCAGTCACCACTCGGGCCAATAGCCGTCGAGTTTGACGGCACTGAGGGAACCGCAACAACTGGTGGCCTCGCTGACGGCGTTGATTTTTTAGATTTTCTTGAAGAAGCTGGTTACTCACCGGACAAGTATGAGGTTGTTGGTAATCCGCGCACGTCGCGTTGGCAACGTTATGACGGTGAGTGGCTGACTTCGTATCGGTTCACTTTTAGGCTCAAAACTGAGGTTGCTGACTTGCCGGCGTTGTTTGCTGCTGCGAAAAAGAACGTGAAGGTTGGCAAACCTGTTGCCAATGAGAAGGCGTTGATTGTTTGCTGGTCTGATCTACAAATTGGCAAGGTTGATCATCGTGGCGGCATTGAGCAGTTGTTGGCTCGCGTTGAGGATGTTAAAGCGCAGCTGATTGCCCAGGTGAAGCGTGAGAAACCGTCGCGCATTGTGGTTATGGATGTTGGTGACTTGATTGAAAACTTTTCGAACGCCGCTAACCTGCAACAGTTGAGAACCAATGACTTGTCGATTATGCAGCAGCTCGACGTGGCTGCAACAATCCTGTGGGAGTTGCTGAAGGACTTGGTTGCGCTGGTTCCTGATGTGACTTATGCGAGCGTTGGTTCGAATCATTGTCAGTGGCGTGTGCAGAAGCAGGTTGTTGGCACACCGACCGATGACTGGGGCATTTTTATTGGCCGTCAACTGGCTCGACTTGCCGCCGAAAAAGAATTGCCAATTCGTTTCTTTGAGCCTGCCACGCATGACGAGTCGTTGACTATTGACGTGTTTGGGCATCGTATTGGTTTGATTCACGGCCACCAGGCGAACAGGCCTGAAGGTGTGCCGGACTTTTGGCGTAAGTCTTCATTTGGCAACTCGCCACTCTCGGCTGCAACGATTCTGGTTAGCGGCCACTTCCACCACCTAAGAGTGCAAGAGTTGGGTGCTGACTCTCGAGGCCGTTCACGCTTCTGGGTTCAAGCTGCAACACTGGACAACGGTTCGGGCTGGTTTATGCGATCTAGTGGCGAGGACTCTGCACCTGGACTGGTGACGTT